CCAGGCGGTGATCGCGCTCGGGCTGCCGAGGTCGTAGCCCGGCGTGGTGGACGTGATGAACAGCGCGCCCGCGGCTCCGAGGTTGAAGGGGAGCGGCTGCAGCGTCACCCGTGGTCCGACTGGCATCTCAGACTCCCGTTGCGATCATGTAGTTGCTGGTGAACTCGACCCGCTGGTCTGCCGGATCCCAGGGCATCGGCGAGGGCCCGGACCCGACCCGGCTGCAGGTGGCGATGGTCACGCCGTCGATCTGAACGGGGAAGCTCGCGCGCAGGATCAGGTCATCGAGCAGGCTGGCGGCGACCTCGCCCTCGGCCGGATCCTCGGGAGCGGCACGCAGCCGCACCTGGAAGTTGGACCCGTCGATCGTGGCTTCCTCGGTGAGGTAGCCGGGCCCGCCGCCGCCCGTGATCACCACGAGCCGGTCCGGGCTCGGGGGGACGAAGGGCCCGGCCACCAGGGGGAAGCCAAGCTCCTGCCGGTCATCCCACCCGAGGGTGGAGATCCAGTCGATGATCAACTGCGTCTGGCTGATCATGCCGCCCCCCTCGGGGACAGGCCAGCCCGGCCGCGCGCCGTGTAGTGCCAGTAGATCCAGCCCTTGAGCCGGTCCGGGTAGGTGTCGAACCGCCACCTCGACTTCTGCCGTAGCTCAGCCTCGGTGAGCCGGTGCCGCTTGGGCGGGCGGTCGTAGACCGTCACCCCGCCGCGCTCGACCTCGGGGTGACCGGAGTGCATCAGGTCGCCGAACTCCCACGGCGCCTGCCGCTCTGCCTCGTCGCTCAGGTCTTCCATCGCGCGGGCCATGCCGTGCCGGCCACCGTGGCCGAGGTAGTCGTCGGCCACCATCTGCATGTAGCGCAGGTAGTTGTCGAACAGCGGGCGGGTCAGGAACTGGGCGTGACCACCGCGCGGGTGGTGCAGGTCGAGCCGCTCGTGCTGGAAGTGGGCGTAGACCTGGTCGATGGTCACGCTGCCGCGCAGCAGCCCGTCCCCGCACCGGGTGCGGTCCTTGAGCAGGGCGGCGCCCTCGGCGAACCTCATCCGGTGTATTCCAGCCACTGGTCGTTGTAGATCCTGGGGCGCGTCCACATGTCGGCCGGTGTGACGACCTGCAGCTGGCCGTCGAGGATCGCCGTGGTCGAGTCGTCCCCGGTGAAGACCGCGGGGATGGAGTTGATGATCCGCGAGGCTGCGGCACCGCCCGAAGCCGGATCGAGGATGATCTCGCCCTTGCGGATCGCGTCGAGCACGCCCATCGCTGCGGTGTAGCGGAGCACTGCGGGGTGGTTGGCGCCCATCTCCTTCTGCTTGAGGTAGTAGGTCGTCGCCCACCAGGCGGCGAGGTCGAGCGTGATGTCGCGCACGATGCCCGGCATGGTCGGCGGGCTGGCTGCCGGGTCGTAGCTCACCCCGGCGTAGGTGGAGACCCGGTCGGTGGCCGACCGCAGCGCGAGGGTCAGCTGCTCATCGCTCAGCTGGGCGGCCGTGCCGGTGCCAGCGTCGGTCGAGTCGAGCATCAGCCTCAGATCGCTGATGCTCGCGTACAGGACCGGCGCCGGGGTCGTCATACCGTGACGCCTCCCGCGCCCGCTGCGAGGTTGGCGGCAACCTGATCGTCCAGGCTCTGCAGGTTGTCGGTGCCCCCGTAGGCGGCTTCGAGCGGGTGCCCGTCGGGGACGTCGATGACCGTGCCGGCCAGCACGCGGGTGATGCCACCGTCCCAGGCCACATCGACGTCGGCGATCACCATCCGCGGGTTGAGCGCCATGGGCCCTCCTAGTTGGTCAGGCCGAAGTGGCCGACGGTGTCCTGGCCGTCCACGAACGCGCGCAGGTTGCCCGCGCCGATCGAGGTGTAGAGCGGGCCGGCCGGGTCGAGCATGATGGCCTGGCCCTTGCGCAGCAGGTTGGTCGGCCACAGCGGGCCCCCCGTGGTCGAGGAGTTGCCGAACCCGGCCGCACCGCCCGTGCCCGGCTCACCAGCCACGACGGTCGAGACCGTGCCGGCCGCGAGAGCTACGTCGGCGGTGAGCACATACCGGTTGACAGCCATTCAGAATCCATAGGGAGGGTTGGGGATGGTGACGCCGTCCACCCCAAATCCGGTGAAGGACTGGGAGACCAGCAGCTGGCCGAAGGTGACCGCCGACAGGTGCGAGCGGGACGCCGGCGTGACCGGGATGTTGGTGGCTGTCGCCGACCCGTTGACCGTGAGGATCTCCAACAGCTGCCCGGTGTCGTAGGCGAGCAGCATCCCGTTGGTGAAGCTCGCCCCGCCCGACGCCACCGTGATGGCCGTGCCGCCCGCGTTCAGGACCGCGGTCGCAGTGCCGGTCGGCGCCTGCGTGCCGAACGACCACTGCCACTCACAGCCCCCGCAGCGGTACAGCGCCCCGCCGTCGATGGCGACGAACTTGCGCAGGGCCCTGCACCGCGGGCAGGACATCTGGATGGCCTGGGGGATGGCGACAGCCATGGCTCACCCCGTCCTGGCGGTGCCCGGCACGATGTCGATCGCGTCGGCCGGCACCACGCGCTCATCGCCTGGCTGCGGCTCGTTGGCCTCCGGTGGCCCGGTCTCGATGATCCGGCTCGCACCGGGTGGGTCGGGACGGGGCCCCTCGGCACCGGGAGCGGGCATCACGGGCTGGCGGATCGCGCCGGACAGCAGCCGCGGGTGCAGCCTGGGCAGCGGCTCCTCAGACTCGCTGGCCGGCCGGATCGCTGCGTGCTGGCGCCCGCTTGTGCCACCGGAGCGCATCAGCTGGGCGGCCTCGCGCTCAGTCAGTTCCACGAACTCGCCAGCGGGCACCAGGTCGTTCTGGCCCGTGAGCACGCCGTCAAGCCGCTGCGGCACCGAGATGTTGGTCAGGGCCTGGTAGCGGGTCCGGCCCTCGCCCACCTTGGTGCGCGCTGCAGTTGCGACCATGATCAGACCCCCGACATGAGCACGATCGACAGCGGCTGGTCGAGGCCGATGGCCGAGGCCCGCTGGGTGTCGGACCGCCAGGTCTTGCGCGGCTCATCCCGGTACAAGGGACCGGCGACATACGGAAGCTCATCCGCGAAGAACCCGGCCCGCCGGCGCTGCATCACGATGGCGTTGCCCGCAGGCACCTGGCGGGAGACCATCACGTCGAGCGTGAGGATCTTCTGCGGCAGGGTGCCGGTGTAGAGCAGGTTCTCGGACGCGATGTCGCCGATGTAGGGCGCGGCGAACGTGTTGCTCTGCAGCAGGGTGTTCTTGCTGCCGTGGTTGATTATCAGCGTGTCCGCTTCAAATCCCAGCCACTGTGTCAGGCCCGACGGCGAAACGACATTGGCATTCTCGACCAGATAGCACGCCTGGGCGAGGTCGGCGCGAATTGTCGCACCCGCTGATGCCCAGGTGTTTGCGACGGCCAGTGTCTGGATATTGGCATTGGCCACCACGGCCGAATAAAAGGCCGTGTTCCAGCTAAAGACCATCGTGTTTTTGACCTGGGTCAGTTGCCTGGTGACCGGGTCCACGCTCTGGCGGCGGCGCATCTCGTCCGAGACCATGATCGCCATGGCGCGCTCGTGCGAGAAGACCACGCGCGGGATCCCGATGGAGGTCGGCACGATGGGCACCTCGCCGAACTCGGCCCGGATCTCCGGGTTGTCGTCGGCGTACATCGGGGTGGACTCGGAGTAGCGGACCGCGCCCGAGGGGGCGGCGCCGCCGTCGCGCAGCACAGAGTCCATCACGAACTCGTTCTGCGTCATATCCAAGATCAACTGCGGGATCACCAGCGGATCCTTGAGCAGTTCGTTGACGGTAACTCGCGGGCCATCGGAGTACCCGCGTGCGGCGACTGGCATCGTTCAGCCCCTCTCAGATGACCCGGATCCGGCCCAGGAAGAACGACGTCGCGCCGAGACCGCCGATCTGCTGGGTGAGCATCCCGGCCGATACGCCACCGGGGTGAGTGCAGATGCCAACCACCTGGTCCGCGGCCGGGCCTGCGCCCGCAGGCCCGACGGTCCCGTTGGCGGTGGCGAGCAGCTTGATGCCGGGGGTGCAGGC